TACATTAATCTTTATGGCACTAACGGCCAAGAGGATGGATAATGGACATAATCCTACATAAATTAGATCAAATCATAAATTCGCTTAAAAGAATAGAAAATAATATAAAACCCAAACCCTTAGTGGTTCGGGGACTACCTTTTGATGATGAAGAAATATACAAGGATGCAGAACCAGTTTGCAACTGCCATAAGCACAAATCAGGCGAATCAACGGCAGGATGGTACTGCCCTGTACATGGGCAGATGTTTTAAGTGATGGATGATTTAAATTTAGAAGAATGGTTTAAACAAAAAATGGAAGAATTTAAAAATGATCCTGAATTTCAAGCAGAAATAATTTTTCTTTTAAATGAACGGGAAACTGAACCAACACTTAGGAATGAGTATGATGGTGATTGAAATCATAAGAAGATTAAAGGGAAACATAGATGGCTTATAATAAACGCAAAATCCGCAATGGAAATGGCCCCTATAAAACATCTCCAAGAAAAATAGGAAAAAGAAAAGCAAGAGGAATTAAATGCCCAAAAAAGAAGTAAAAAAAAGAGGTGGCTCTTTAAGAACTCGAACTGTTAAAGTGGGAAAAAACAAGTATATGCGATGCGAAATCGTGAGGAAAAAAGGGCCACATGGCGGTAGAACTGTTTGTGGGCCTATAAGGACTAAAAAGAAATGAAATTACCAAACAAAGTCAAAATAGGTGGTCATTGGTATAAAGTAGTTTTCCCTTATAGATTTATAGAAAGAGTTGATATTAATGGTCATACTGATAGTGATATACTTGAAATTAAAATAGCAAATGGAGATGGATATAATCAGAAATTAGCTAATAGTAAAGTTATGGAATTGTTTTTCCATGAAGTTCTTCATGCAATAGATGACGTTTATAATGCTAATCAACTTGAAGAAGCAACAGTTAAAAGATTAGGACAAGGATTGTTTCAATTTTTAGTAGATAATGGATACTTAAAAGATATCTGAAAATGTCTAACGCCTTAGAAGCAACTACAATCGAACCAATAAACCCTTTTTATAAGAGCTGTTCTCAGCTTTTTGATTTTAAATGGCATGATATAGCCAATGAATTTTTTATGTCCGAAGCCCAAACAAGGGTTATAATCAAAGGAAATCAGGGAGGAGGCACAGCAGTCACCACGATAGACGCTATTTACCGTTTGTTGGGTCTCCATCCTGTAGAAAAGAGAAACAGAATTGATAAACCGATCCGTTTCGTCAGCAAATGTCTGCCTAAAAATGATGAGGATGAGGAAAATCAGCAATATGTGGAGTTTAAAAGGCGATTCCCATATGAATTAATAAAAAAGGACCTTACCACAAGAAGTCATATAATAACGGTGAGAGATCCTCTTGGCGGTTCGGACAGGCAGGTTGAGTTTCTTAGCAAGAAGATGGAGATTGATGCCTTTATGTCTGTGCAGAGATCGGCGTATTATCAGGATGAGGAAATAGAACGTTTGAAATGGGATGAAAATATCCTGCGCCTCGCAACATCAATTAAAGAGGAAGCAGGAGATGTGGTTCTTACCCTTACACCTGTGCGTGGATTGGATTGGACATACGATAGTATATGGAAGCGTGCTAAAAAGATATACCGGAGTAAAGTAATTCAGGATAAATTCGGATTCCCAAGAATAGAAGAGTTTGATAGCAATCAAGACATAGAAATATTTTGCTGGGCTACGGATGATAATCCCATAATGGATGAAAAGTCCATCAAGATTTTGTTTATGCCATGGGAGGATGACCCAGATGAACTTGCCATGCGGAGATATGGGGTATTCAGACAGGTATCTGGCAGGATATTCAAGACTTTTGATACTAAAATCCATGTTTTACCTTTTGATAAAATTTGGGATGAAAGCCTTTTCAGGCGATACTGGCATTACCGCATGATTGATTACCATCCGGCTAAACCCTGGTATGTGAGTTGGGTTGCCATTACACCGACCCATGAGTGGTTTGTATGGAATGAGCTAAAGGCGTTTCATCACCATAAGACGGATTTGGATATACGGGATACGATAAAAACAGAGTCTTTACTTGAAGAAGATGAGGAGTACAACAGGGCAACCCTAATAGATCCACTTGCAAAAATAAAGCAACAAAATACGGGATTTTCGGTTTTTGATGACATTACTATGGGTGAACAAGGATTACGAAGGTGCCGAAGTGCTGATACTAAGCACAAGGCAGAACAGATATCCGATACGGGCGGTAGAATGAATGTTATGTTGCGGTTGAAAAATTCATTGACATGTGGAGTTCCGGGTAATAATATAAACAAGAATGAACCGAAAGACATTCGATAAGGCAAGTATTTGCCTACAATCTGGTTCCCGGATAATTGCAGAGAGCACATAGAGCATTTTAGAAGCTGGCGTTATGTGGAAATCAAACAGGAGCATGTGAAGGCGGTTAGAGAGATCAAGCGGGAGAGTGAAAAGTGGTCTGATTTCCCGAGAAATATTGAGTTTCTTGGTTCGTTAAATCCAATATGGTACTCAATGCCAAAAAATGAATATCAACCCTCGAATCTTTTTCAGGGGCGTAGACATGCTTAAAATGTGATTGTAAAAAATGGCAACCAGAGAGTGAACCACGAATGACATATTGTTATTGGAACGATTATCCGATTTATAAATAAGAAGAGCAAGACAATGAAAAAAGCCAATTTCTCGCCCAAAAAGTACAGTGTTGGCATTGAAATTAGTCGAGAATTGGCTGAAGACGATCCCTTTTTTATGCACTATTTTAGGGGTAAGCATGCAGGATGGCATGGAAGACCATATCGAAGGGGTATTAATAGATGTCATTGGTGTGGTGCTCCCTTAAATGCCCCTGATGATCCCCATTGGTTTGAACGCAAGATGTATCAACAATTTAATAAAATATATACAGAACATAACAGGGATATAACATGAGAAACGACTTTAACACCCCAAAAACTAAAACCCCCAAAAAATCAAAATCAGATTCTTCTATTCCAGAGAAAATACAGAAGGAGCTTGTTAGTTATATGGGAGATGAACTTGAGGTTGCCAAACGAAATAATGAGAGAGTTCAAAATGATTTTGATGACTATTATAATATGATTCATTGTATTAGAAAAACAAAGCCTAACGAATGGGAATCTGATATATCTTTGCCTGATTTTGTTTCCAGATTGTTGACTCAAATAGGTAACTTTGTTTCTCGTTATTTCAGTAGCAGAGATTATGTAGAACCCGATATAGATTCAGAAGACCCCATTGACATAGCAGAAGCAAAGGCAGCCAAAAAACTCTTAAACATGATACTTAATGACAAAAAAAATCATTACTATCAAAAAATAGTGCGTATTTTGATGTTTACTTTCTCTTCGGGTTATGGAATTATCAAGGGTGGATATAAACAAAAGACCGAGGAAGTCATTACCAGATATAACCAGAGACAGGAATATGCTACAAACGAGGATGGTGAATATATTGCTGAAGATAATACACCATTTGTAGATCCCTATACACAAAGACCTATGGTTAATGTCACACAAGAACCTGTTTATGGTACTAATATTATTGAAGATAGACCTATCTTTGATGTGTATCCTATCCAAAATGTATATCCAAGCCCAGAATATTCTTATTCTTTACACGAGAAAGAATATGTTATTTTTGAAACGGATAAGACATTAGATGAATTAAATGATGAAAAGGAATACAATGGTTATTTTAATCTTAATTTATTAGATGAAGATAAAAAACCTGAACCTCAGAAAAGAAATGAGGATACCAGCAATAAAGATGGGAAATCAGAAGAAATATCTAAACCTGTTTCTCCTAAGTTTAAAATATATGAGAGGTGGGGTAAATTTCCTTGTATTGTAAAAGAAAATGGGGAGCATGAACCTGGACTTGATGAACATGGAGATTTTAAAGAAGATGCAGAAAATATCGAAACTATAACTACTTATGCAAAAAAATCTGAAAACGACAATATCGAATATATTATAGGATTTAGACTATCTCGCCACAGTAGAAGACCAATGGCACGTTTTATGTGTTATGTCGATCCGCTGAAAGATACGGGATTTGGTGATGGAGAACTTGTAAGGGAGTTACAAGTTGCTGGCAATGATAATTATAATCTCATGAATTACCGGACTAAACTTGCAACAACGCCTGCATTTAAGGCAAAACGTTGGGCAGGCATTGAAGAAAATGTCAGAATAACTCCTGAAAAGGCAACCATGCTTGAAAATGTGGAAGATTTAGTAGAATTTAAAATACAAGATGATATTCAGGGAGGTATCTTTCACCAAGGTATGCTTACGAGTCGCATGGATTATGCAATGGCGACATCTCCTCAGACAATGGGAATGGAGTCAGAACGAAAGGAGACAGCAACCCAAGCCTCTATTATGAAAGGCAGATCGGATATCAGAATCGGTATGAAGGCTATGAACCTTGAATTTATAGGATTTACTGATTTTTATGATATGTTATTGAACCTCTGCAATGATTTTATGCTGCCCCAGACACTCCAAGAAATGATAGGTGAGGATGCCTTTGCGTATAATCCAAGCAGGGAAGATAAGTTTAAACCTGTCAGTCAAGCACTTGAGACAGAAGAGGGAAAGAATTTTAAGATTAAGATGTGGGATCAGATTCTTGGAAGAGTTGTAGGGTTGGCACAAATGAATCCCAAAGCTCCTATGGCCGTAAATTTCATATTGGGACAGATATATGAACTTATGGGGGGAAAATTTAAGCAAATGCGTAAATTCCTTATGGAAGATGATCCCATGAAGAATGCACAATATCAAATGATGACAGGTGGAAAAGGGCAGGGAAGTACACCTGATGCAAGTGGAGAAACTCAAAATCAATCAGGCTTGCCACAAGGAATGATTGAACAGCAAACGAGAGGAATGTAAGGAGATATTATGAATGAAGCAAAATGGAGTAGACTCGATCTACAGGATTATGTTAATAGATTTACAGAACATCAGCGAGACAATGTTTTAAAACAAATAGTTGAATCAGAATTATTGGAAGAAGTGCTGGCTACCACAAAAGGTAAACTAATTTTAAACAGTATTGTTGATGACATAACCAATAATGTTGGGAATATTGTAGCAATAAGTTTGAGTGGGGATAAGGACAAATTTAACAAAATTGAAGAAGCTGCTCATGTCATAGCAATATCATACAGGGCAATGGAAAGATGGGCGACTATGCTTGTTAAGGGAAATGAGCACAAAGAGAAAATTAAAAGAATGAGAAAATAATGAATATAGTCATGATTTCACCGAATTTCTGTCAGCATTGTGGTTGGAAGCCAACAATACCAACCAATGAAAATCAAGCAATATCTATTGAGAACCAATGGTTAACTATGCCAATCCCAAACTCTGTTGTCTGGCTTTATATCTGTCCGAAATGTAATTGTGTTATGGCAAATAAGAATTGCATACAAAATATAAAGCAATTAAACGAAAAGAAAGAACAAAGAATTATAGAACCCAAATCACAGAAAGTTGTAGATTTACTTCGATCAAAGAATTAATTTGACATTTATGAAAGAGTTATTTAAGCTAATAGAGGAATGGATTTTTAAGAAAAGAACTGGTAAGATAGTAATTAACTTTTTTAAGGGAGGCATATCAAACGTAGAAAAACAGGAGAGCATTAAACTTAAGAATTAAATAGGTTTAGGGATACGTAAACAAGATTGAGATACAGCCCTGCTAAGGATTTTTCCTTAGTGGGGCTTTTTTTATTAATTAACACTTAATGGAGGAAAGAAAATGGCAGATGAAGGCACTCCCCCCACTGAGGGAACTCCTGGGGTAGAACCAACAGAAGAGCCGACAGAAACACCAACAGAGGAGTTAATAGAAACACCAACAGAGGAGCCACCGATAACTGAACCCCCTGTCAAGTGATCTGATGAAAAATTATTGACAAGGCGTTTCAGAAGACAGCTT